CCCGGAAACGGGAAAGACCTATCTTAACCGAAGGTATCTAAACCCACGGTCCAAGATAAGCCCACTGTCGGATAAGGATGAGCTTTCGCTTAACCCTTACTCGGCTCCTGATATTAGTATTGTTTCCAAAACTAATATCTACACTGCGGCCCTTTAGCCTAGCCAAAAGTAAGGCATGGTCATCGGAGAAATACCCTAAAGGTATTGTTAAGTTAGTCTTAGTACGATATCCTTCGATACCGTGCTTGGACTTGGATGGAGTAGCTTCATCGAAATCACTGATAAAGCCACCATCTCCATACCCCTCAGAAATCAAACATGGCTTAGGAACCATGTCTCTGAGTTGAAGCCAGCAACGATAAAAACGGGCGTCGCATCCAAAAGACTGATTGGATTTTGCCACCCGTCTAATATTGTTGGCAGCTAGGTATATACTTAATTCTCCCTTGACACTATCTTTCAAATAGTAAGGCTTGCAGTCTTTTCCTAAGAAATAGTGAGATCCACAACTTTCACGAAAATTTCCAGATGAATAACTCTTCTGAAGATTAACAGTGAAGCCGTAGATCAAACAAATCTCCTGGAAAAGTTGGAACGCGGCTACTGGGATTATAACATCATCCCCGTAAACGCTAATATCCTTTACCGGCAGTCGTAAGAAATTACAACAGCTTACGGCGATCGAATAAAAGATAAGAGTTTCAAGTTCAAATGTGAATCCGTTCCCCATACTGGAGAACTTCTCATAATAGAACTTGGAACTTCCAAGTGAGCCAAAAGAAGATCTACAAAGATTCATAATAGTAAACCAACGATTAGGTAACAAATTCCTAACTGTTGACAAGCTAATAGAATCACTAGCATTCGAGAAATCTACTGTCGCAAGGTTATTAAACTTGCTACCAACTCTCGCGAGTTGCTGATTCCTCGTCTGCGAGTTTAGATCTACTCCCACCCTGAGAAGACGACGACGGATCATTGTACCAATGCTTTTCTGAAACCAGAGATTTATCCCTGGCTCGATAGCAATGGTCCGATCTGTCTTTGAATTCTTAGGGACAGTAACAATCTTGTTCCCATCTTGGAAGGTAAATTTCTCTATCTTCCAGTTTGGATAGGCGAGTGCGAAAAGATCGCCCACAAAATTGAAAAGGGTTCGCGTTATCCCGGTTTCTAACCGGAATTTATTGGTAGTACTGGTGTCTCTCTTAATAATTTGAGTAACACCAGGGCCCCAATTGGCAGAGTCAAAAAACTCGTCGCAAGAGAAATCACGTAGAACGTGATCGATTTGACGAATGGATGCATTATGTATCCATTCGAACGACTCATGTTTTAGGTGAGCAGTTCGAAAATCGTCTGTATTGATTTCTCTACACCTAACCTCACTATCCATGAACTTAGTAAGCGCAACCTGCTTCTTATCGACTTTCGTCTTAAGAAAGGTTGACTTCGCTAAGAACATGGTAGCGAGATAGGCGTCTCGAAAGTCCCAACCCGTTAAATAATTCGAC